AACGACACCACCAGATTCGGCGTCGCAGCGTTGTCGATGAACGCCTGCTTCATCTCGTTCAACGACGAATCGAACTCGACGTCGGACAGGACCGGCGTCAGCCACGACATGCCACGGAACTCGGCGAGCGGATCGGGAAGCGGGGCGAAGTGAGCGACCTCGGAAACGTCCAGATAGACAGCATCCTGGTCGGGTTCGGCGTAGATGTAGCCGACCTTCAGTCGACCGAGCCGGCCGCCACCGAACTGCGAGACAGGCTCCAGCACGATCGTCACGTACTCAGGGTGAAGGCGCAACAGGTTCGCCCTGTCGGTCCGCACCTGCGACCCGGCATCCACCCAGTACGAGTTGCCCGCCGTCGTTGCGTCCTGCTCCATGCGGGCCAGCAGGTCGTCAGACCCGGCGCCGACCCAGGGCATTTCCAGCGGCTCGAGCTCGCCGTTGCCGTACAGCTTCTTCGTCGCCAAGTCCTGCCACTTGAACGTCACCTCGCTGAACACCTGCATCCGCAGGGCGGCGCACGTGAACGCGACGCCGTTGCCGGCATAAGCAGCACGGGCCATGCCCGAAGACGTGCGCTCGATCGGCTCACGATCCGTCGGCTTGCGCGTGAAGAACGGCAGCCACGGCTCGATCATCTTCGTGTACTGCGAGAACGTGAGCTGCGACCGCTCGGCGTCATCAGGGGCGGCGCTCGTAGCGCGCTGGCGGAACAGAATGCTCAACGCGCCACCTCTCGAGCGAACAACAGGCCCAACAGGCCACCAACAACGAAACCGGCCGGCGCCGACCACAGGGCGAACCCGACCGTTACCGACGTGGCACTGACGACCTCGAGGGCAGACGTGAGTAGCTTCTTCACGTTCACCTCACAGGTCGATATAGGCGGCGAACACGTTCGACGCGGGCTCTGGTTTCGCGTCAGCCCTTGCGAGCGCCATCACCATCGCAACGGCCGCGTCGATCTTTCGCTTGCTCTTGCCCTTCGACAACCGCCACCCCGACTCCGTCTCACGGGTGACCGCCGAGAGCACCTGATCGGTGAACGTCGGCGAGCCGTCGTGCTCCACCAGGCCGCCACAGATCAGCTCGTACGCCACCTGACAGGCAGGCACCATGCGGGCCGCCGACTGCGGGAACTCCATCATCGGCAGGCCGTCATCGGCGAGCGCCTGCGCAGACCGCTCGAAGAACGCCGGGTCATACGCGAACTCACGCACCCCGTAGCGACGATGCAGGTCGCGAAGGTGCGACTCCACCGACGCCACGTCAATCGTGTCGCCCGACGGATACCAGATCCGCGACACCGTCCGGAACTTCCCCGACGGTTGCGGCTGGACGCAGACGGCGGCGATCGAGTCGTGCTTCAACGCCATGTCAACGCCGACCCACACGGGCAGGTCGAGGTCGAGTTTGCAGTCGGACACCTCGCACGCAGCCCACGCACCTGACGGGAGCCACGAATCCAACGGTGGAATCCACCACTGATTCGCGAAGTACCGGCGCCACTCGTGCTCCGGTGTCTCGTGCCAACGGCGCTCGATGAACTCCAACGTGCCGAACTGGTCGGCGTGCGGATTCGCTTGGCGCGCCATCTCGGCCCGAGCCTCAGGGCCGGCGTGCGGGTCGAGCGCCGTGTCGGCCTCGGCCCAGTCCATCAGGAACGCATCGTCGATGACGTCGCCCGCCTGGATGGCTTTGCCGTAGTCGTACTGCGCCCGCAACAGCTCGGACTCTTGGGAGCCTGCCGTCGAGATCATCAACACCAGCCCGTCGCGACGCTTCGCGATCGAGTTGGTGATCACTAAGAACACGCGGGCCTTGTTGCCCTGCCACTCGTGGAGCTCATCCGCGGCGAACACCGTCGGGCGACCACCGTCGTTCGTGCCGGCCGCGGCGGCCACGCGGTAGGCGCGACCAGGTGCGTTACGGATTAGGATCTCGGTGTCGTAGGACTCGAGAAACGGCTTGAGCGGCCCCTCTGTCGCCATCACCTTCGCCGTGCCGAACAGCAGGTCTGCCTGCTCGAATGAAGCGGCGGCGATCGGGATGTTCGGTGCCGTCGGAGCAAGTGGGCCAGCCAGGAAGAACAGCACCACAGCGGCGATGAACTCGGTCTTACCCCACCCCTTCGCGCGGCCCAGCAGGGCACGACGAACAATCAGACGGCCGGTCTTCGGGTCGTAGCGGAGCAGCTTGTCCAGGAACTGGCGCTGATCATCCGTGCATCGGAATGGCTGGCCGAACAGGTCGCCCTCGCCGTGGACGAGGTTGGCCTCCATCCACGCCGCGGCCAGCGGGCCATACGTCGGACGGTCAGGCTTGCTGTGATGCCTGGAACGAGCGGAGGAGGTCTGCGTTGCGAGCGGCAAGCGATACCCCTTCCTCGTAGGTCACGCCGAGCTTGAGACGAGCCGACGGCGTCAGACCGAACTTGTCCTCGCCCTTCGACACGGCAGCCTCGAGTCGGTGGACTTCCTGCGCCCATGGCGACATCGTCGGCTGACCCGTCGACCCCACCACGATCGGTTCGGCGTCAAACGCGTCGAGCGCCACCAGGTACCGATGCCGCAGATCGAACAGCCGGCGCAGAGCCGGGGCGTCGGTCGGCTTCGTCACTTGACCAGCCATCGGCGACGACCAGTAGTCGTTCCAGCCCTCCACGACCTCCTCGCGCCAGTGTGGAGCGGGCTTTGGGATGGCTGGCACGTGCGCCGGAAGTGCCCGCACGACGCCGATGTCGTGTGTCTTGGAGCCTGGTTGACGCCTGTCGGCCGGCTTGCGCTCGCGTGGCATGGTTCAAAAATCCGATCGGGAATCCCAGCGGATCGAAGAGTGGACCGGGGTCTCCAGGGGGTGGCTGTCACTTCACGTGCCACCCCCGCCCCTCCCTACCTGGTGCGATGTGAACGGTTACACGCTGCGTGAGCTGGATGCAGTGAACCGTCGGGCCGGTGGTCGAGATCCCATGGCGTGCCAGGCGCGATGCGTGCGTGACACCGAGGGCAGAGGACCACGCTGGTGTTGATGTGCTGCTGCCATGCGGGGCGTTGCGACTGATGCGCTCGGCCGTACTTGTGCTGGTGGGCTGGACACCTCGGCCCTTTGCAGGGCGTGCCACACGTCAAGCAGGGGACCATCTAGATATGGTCCACACAGCTTGAGACGAACCCTACACCAGATGAGTCAACCCTGTCAAGTCGGTCAAGCATAGAGCCGCACCACCTGACGCTCGAGGTACGTCTGCGCTTCCTTGGCCGTGGGTAGGCGACGCTGGTCCTGATGGAATCCGTACACCCACTTACACACGTCACGTGGCTCGTCGAGCAGGCCGCCAAGGTCCGTCTTGCGGTACGGCTCCCACTCTGCCTGCCACACCATCTTGAGGATGTGCTTCGTCACATAGCACTGACGGGTCTCGTCCTCGGTGGGCTGCCGGCGCAGATGGTCGAACCGGTCGAGCGCATGGCTCAGGGACGACAAGGCGGTCTGGATGGTGGCGAGCTCAGACAGCACCACACGCGCCACACCGTTGATCTCGTCCTGCCTGTTGTGGTCGTTGAGTGCTGCCCGCTCGACAGACGTGATGGGCACACGGTCAGGCTGGCCGTTCTCGTCCTCGATGGTCAGGAAGCGGCCACCACCGCCACCAGGTGAGCCGTTGAGCGGTGTGGTGGCCGAGAATCCCGACGGGCCTGACGGCATGAGGCCAACGGCGAGCACGTCACGTACGCGGGTGAGGGTGCGCTCAAGCGGGTCGTCGGTCTTGGTCTTGGTGAAGTTGGCGCGCAGGTCGCGCTCGATGTTGGCGAGAAGGCGGCGTGCTGCCACCGAGTTGAGTTGGGGGGTCGACTTGGTGGTCATGCTGCATCCTTGATGTTGATGAGGTGGCGCGGGGCTGTCTCGTCGGTGTCGCACTCCTGGCACCGGTAGTAGGCGAGCAGGTTGTCGTTGTCGCCGCTGCGGGTCGTAACAATGTCGGGGATGAGCGTGGCGTCACACGTGGCGCACTGGGCCGAGTAGTGACACACCAGCGCCATCGCCTCGATCAGCCCGATGGCGTCCAGGTCGTCGATGTCAAGGATGGTCGCGCCATCCCGAACCCACCGCCGTTCCTCTTCGTAGATCAGGTTTTCTTCGCGCTTGGCCGTCAGGACACCCACGAAGGCGTGCATAGCCCGCTTGAGGTCGTGCCATTCAGGCGACTTGCGCACGTACTCGGGCGGATCAAAAGGGCGCAGGATGGCGCCACGGGGTGTGAACTCGTTGCGGCCGTGGTTGTGCTGGATGTTGTGCAGAGGCTTCTCTGCGTAGATCGTCCAGCGTTCCTTGCGGAGCGCATCCTCGCGGGAGCACTCCAGGTGCTCGATGCGGATGTGGTCGACCTGGGGCCACCACGGTTTCGTTTCGGCGTGCTGTGTGGCACGCTCGCCGGCGTTGAAGCTGATGCCGACGTAGAGCAGGCGTCCTGCTCGGTCGAACATCCGGTAAAGGTCGTTCAAAGGTGTCTCCTGCTGTGTGCGTCTACGAAGGTGTCAGGGGGTGCTGGTGGGGGTGGTGTCACCGGTTGCCGCCGGTGAGTTGCGCTGTACGGCCTCCAGGAGCCTCCTGGCGAGCTCCTGGGCCTGC